TGACTTCACCGCCTTCAGCAAAAAATTTACCGCCACCTGCTAGATACGAACCGCCAAGTGATCCAGCCAAACCAAGTAATTGGGAACCCATTGAAGGAGGCGCTTCGTACACAGTTTTACCGCCAGTGCCTGCAAGATTGGCAGAACCACGTAACAGGTCAGACATGAAGCCTAATTGTTTATATGGATACTGTTGTTGGGTTAAGAAATCCTGATACGCCATATCGAGTTTGGCTTGTGATTCTCTTTGACCCAAAGCACCTGCGGCTTCTTGAGCTTGAAGGCGTTGTAGATTTGCCGTCTGACCAGCCGTACCTAACTGACCTAGTGTAGCCCCTGCTTGAGTAGCCGCTTGGGCGCCCCTTAGTCCCGCATCTGTTCCAAACTGCATGTTCTTAATAGCCTGCTCATATGCAGACTGACGGCCTCTAACATCAATATCTGCCATCGTTTGACCAAGGGCTCTTTCACGCTCTAATTGCCCAAGCAACTGACGAGATCCACCATAAGTGCCTTGTCTAGCAGATCCTAAATTACTAGCCATCTGTACTTTACGGGCGTCTTCTGCGGCTTGGCGTTTTGCTATGTCCGATACATTCTGCATGTAAGGTGACATATAAGATCCAACTTGACTGGGATCTGTAACCATCCCGGCATATTGTTGTCCTGCCGTAAGAGCAGAAAGACCACCTAACCCAGTTAAGTTAGATGCAGCACCAAATTCACCGGGAGTTTGTAATCCGGCAACTCCTGACCGGGCTGCTTGTTGTTCTGCAGTAGCGCCAGAAAGACGTTCTCCGCCGTAGGTTTTATACTTAGCGTCTGTTAGGGCTTCAGTTTTACCAAGCAACCGTTCCATGTAGGGCTTGGCATATTCAGGAATAGTTACCTGTGTTGTATTAGCAGGTTGACCTCCACCACTATCACCACCCTCAAGAGTCATGCCATAACGACCCCGGGGCTGGAAAGCCCGCTCAGGAAGCATCGAAAAATGGTTATATCTCATAATTTTGCCTCTACTAATATATAGCGTTCTTTAAATCCATACCGCTTCCACAAGCGGGCTATAGACTCTCTTGCCACACCACGAATTTTTGTTGCCCCAAATCCTCTTAACAAATTACATAATTGCTCATACGTCTGAGGACTACTAATTAATCTTCCACCAATCGCCACTATGAATGCAACACGGTGATTAGGCATGTTATAAATATTTACTGCGGCTGCACCATGTACAGCGTTTTGTTCATCTACGGCTACCAAAAGCATCCATTCACCCTTGGTTATAAAAACTTTTACTTGCTCGATTGTGTAGTCGTCCTCGCCCCACTGTAATGCATCTTCTATAAATTTCTCTACTAAAGGCCACGTTTGGTGAACGAGCGATAACGGTACGAGTTCAACTCTTAAATTCATGCGGGCATATATTCTTCTGGTTCAATTTCAGGTGCTTGTTCTGTTTTACCGGTGCGGGCTTTACGTATTTTATCCATCATAGCGTACAAGCGTTGTGGCCCAACTTTTTTAACCACTTCAGCAGGAATATAGGCTTCGCCATCGGCTACACGAGCATCTTGCCCACCATCAATTTTGGTTTTAATTGAATCACTCATACCATCGCCATCGCCACGGATAGGCTTAGCGCCTAACCCTTTGGAGAGTATTTCCTGCCCGGCTTCGTTACTGCCATTACCAAGGTGAGACACCACATCGGCTGGGACTACAAACCCGCCATCTTCTAAACCACCTTGAGCAAAGGCAACCGCTCCACCATCGTTGTAGTTTTGGAAGTTATCTGGGTAGTCAAACTCGACCCCGCCGCCTTGGGCGTAAGAGCCATAAGCGGGTTCTGTACCCGGTTTGTATACACCCTTGGGGCTAAATCTTGGTCTAAAGTACTCAATCTCTGAAGTAGCTTCTCCCGGTGCACCGGTGCGGAAATCAACATCTTGTGCGCCAGCGTCATATCCAAATGGTCGAATATTTGCTTGAGGGTTAGCCGGATCTTGAGGGCCCTCTTTCAGCATGCCACCAATAGCAGGGGTAACGGCACGACCTACCGTAGAAGCGAGTCCCATACCCCCACCAGCGGCTTGTGTAAATGCTGCCCGACCAGCCTCATTAGTTAGATTTTGAGCCCCTAGTTTCATAGCATCTAGGCCAGATACGGTAGGAGCCATCGGCCCAGTAACCCCAGCAGCCGTCGCATTTGCGGGAATAGCAGACGTAGCCGCAGCACTAGATGCCGCTTGACCTGCCGTTGATAAAGCCCCACCCAATCCAGCCCCACCAGCGGCTCCAAGACCTGCCATAAGCCCTTTAGAGAGGCTCTTAGTCCGTAGGGCTTCGATACCACCCACCGCCAAGCCAGCGCCCATAGGTGTCCCTAAAAAGGCTAGAGACGTACCAGCCGTCATAGGGGCTAGAGCCAAGCCTGCAATCATCGGGATTAGGCTTTTTAATTTAAATGCTTCTGGTAGCCCAGTATTAGGGTTAATACTTAGAGATGTGCCTTGCGACTGAGCGATTGCATTGAGCCCTTTAACTTCGCCGGGGGACATATGCACGAGCATTGAGTCGCCGTTTCGGCCTTGGCTTCCAACTTGCTTAGCGGCGGCAGGTAACCCTCCTTCAGCCATCATAAGTGGCATATTCATGGGAGCGGTTTGGTAAGCGTATTGAGGTTGCATAGCAAGATTATCCTAGATTTGTCAAGTGAAGTCTATGGGCCTATGGTAACTGTTACATTACCCACCTGACCGTATCCATAGACCGGGAGAGGGGCTACTCGTTGTATTACCGGATGTTGGGCTGAAACATGAGTTACTGTCACAATAACGGACGGAGTAGCTGGAATGGCAGGAGTTACACCGGGGGAAGCAGTTATAGCATTAAATTTTTTAATTGTTACGTCTAAATCTGACGGATGCCACATAATCTGTACATAGTCATTAGCGGCTAACACATCTACCATAAACGGTGTGACGGCTATTAATTCGCTAGGAACACCTGCACTTTTTCTTTGTATCATACCAAAACGACTGTTTGAATTGGCTATGTCTGACCCATTGTATCTAAACCAAATGTCAACGTGTTGAACGCCACTATCTGCGTTTTGTAACTGAATACTGTAAGTAATTAAATAGATTCCCGGTTCGGCAAAAGTTATTTGAGAATTACTTTGAACACTAACCCCATTAGGAAAATCATCAGTATTCATAGTAACCGCATAAGCCGTACCCAATGAACCTGCAGTTTGATCTTGATCACTTGTAAATTGATTGTACGGGGTGCTGAGATACTGTCCGTCCCCATAAAAATAACTACCATAAAACTTATCTGCCATAACATCTTTGGCAACGGTACGATTGTTTAGTAATGACTGGATACGGGCGTAGTTGGTTGATAGCGTATTTATTGTTGCAGCCTGTATGTATGCTTGAATAGAATTTAAAAGATCTGCTGTTACATCCCCACCTACTAAATCACCATTAAACGTACCACCATAAAAGTTATCAGCCCGGTACGAGTTGGCTTGGTTGGGGGTAAGAGAGTCTAGTTGATTAAAGTAGAGGCGAAGTATACGAATCAGATCCGTGTGGTATCTCTGGTCGTATTCAACAGGCGGCACAGGTAGCGCTGGCGCCTTAAACCTCTCCATTGCCATTAGCGTTTACCATCCACACGAGCATCTAATCTTGGTACACCTAACTGCCAATTAACGCCTAAGTCCTCTGAACTAATCTTTAGTGCCATTTGACGGGCACGGGCACGGATAAACACCTGATCCGTGTAAACATCTACCGAAGTCTCAATTACCGGCTTAGAGTCCGTCGTGCCTACGGGTTGAAATCCTGACCCGGGGAAGTTACGAGGGCGAATCTGTAGCGTTACTTCTGGTGCAGCGGCGGTAGAATTAGAAAAGTTAATATCTGGAAGCATACGACGGGTTAGCATAAACTGCTCACCATCAGAAATATCAAAATCAGATGATTGAATGTAAGCCGTTATAGGAGCGCCATCGTCGTCTAATCCGTTTTCTTGATCGTATAAAACCCCAACATTACTGCCACTAGGCGTATTAACAGCCATTGGGTACTGACGCAATGGGCTATCTAACCATGCTGTACGGTCAATATTGCCATAATACCAGATACGCTCAAGATAGTTATAGATGACATAACGGTTTGGGAAAGCAGAGGTAGAACTTGGATACATCCACCAAACTTCGTTCCAACCCTCATTTGTACCGGAGATAATAGTATCGACTTGACTGTAATTAATATCTTGAAAGATAAACTGTCGCAAGGTGCAAGGGAGCGTTTCGACACGGCCTGAATAGACATAAAACTTTTCGGTTCCCATCCAGTAAGTAACATTATTTACCGTTGTGCAAGCCCTTGGGCTAATAATTGATGTGTTATCTGCTAGTTCTTGTAGGCCAAATACATCTGTAGTCCCAAGAAATTGGAAAGAATAAAGATGAGATTCGGTCCATACCAAGATCTCTTGACGGGTTGGAAGTGCACGAACAATTCTTGATCCACGGGAAACCCTTATGTCTCCCGCCGAGTTAGTAGATGACGGAGTCCATTGGCCCGGATTGTCCTGATCAGACCACCTAATAAGAAGGGGGTCAAAATTATCCACATTAGTAAAGCCATAAGGCACACTCCCAAAACAGACAACGTGCTGGTCGTTTTGCGATACAAGAACCTGCATGGCTTTGGTGGGCACTGCGTCTGGATCAAATCCTGCATTATCTGCGTACTCCGATAAAAGAATTGCATTGGTCTCAAGAGCACTTACGGGGTTAGTGGAACCCCCACGCTCCCAATAATAAATAGCGCCATCTCGAATGTTGCAAACTATGTCGTTATCAAGATTGTCATACCACCAATCTCTACCATCTAGAGCAACGGGGGTTGTACCACCAAGACCCCATTCAAGACGGCCCCAAGGATCTGTCCCCCAGCCGTAGCCAAACGTGCCGCCGGGAGTACCAACATCTATCTGATACTTACCAATAGTTGCAGAGCCGCCATTACCTGCATCAGAAGCGTTAGCGGTTACTGGAACAACGATTGTGTAGGCGTTAGCATTAACTACTGTGGCAATTTCATAACCTTGAGCGTCATTTAAAATCGCAGCCGTGACATTACCACCCAAAGAAACGGCGCCAGTGAATTGAACATAATTACCTGCCGCTGCTGGATTACTTGTATCAGAAACTGTTACGGTAGAAGACCCATTAGTTGCAGTAAATGTTACGTTCCCAGCAGCGGTTGTTTCCTGTAAAGGGGTGATGTCATAAAAGTATCCACCAGCCTCTATATATAACTTTAAGTTTGTCCCAACAACTAAAAAATTATCTGTAAAAGATGTTATGTAATTAAATAATTGACGGCATGTACCAAGAAAAGTATTGGGAGTCTGCTTCAGCCAACCACCAATCTTTTGGGGGAAACCCGAAAGGAAGCGAATTTTGTCGCCCTCAAACCAGCCACCCTCGTTAGAGTAGTTGGTCTGATCTCGATTTATTCCCGGCTTAAATTTAAGTGCTATAAACGGCATATTTTCCTCACGCTACGAGTCCCGGTAGATACACCGTTTTACCGCCCTGCTTGGTAGCCGTCAAGTTTTGCTTCTTAAGGTTAGCAGGGTCATAGGAAACATGCACCCAGCCCGAGTCCGGCACCCCGGGGGTATAGAACTCAAGGATTAACTGGGTGTAGGTCAGATTGTCCATAATCCATGCGGCTAGGTCTGCGTTCGGGATGCCCGGGATTTCGATGTCAGCGGCTTGTCCTTTACAGTGGTCTGAGGTTTTGGAGCCTCCCACTTTTGCATTAACTTCGGGATGGCGGAACCCTGAGTTGACCTTGACTCCGGTTTTGAAGTGTTCACGGACGGGCTGCAATACCTTTTCACAGAGCGTTTTAAGATTAGCAATCTCAGTCTCCCCCGGTGTGTTGTCCATATCATGCCGCAGTGCAGTATCAGACTTCACCATCTCGGCAAGGGTAAAGTTATTTGTTAGTTGCATCTTTTTTCGCCTTCATGTCCATGATCTTCTCAAGGGTGCGCCCACCAAAGTAGAACGACATAATCAGCATACCCCACTGGCCCAAGAGTTCTACATAGTTATTGTTAACCTCAATATCCCAAGCGCTCATCATCCCAAAGACGGTATAGGTCAATAGGATAAAGATCAGTGTCATAGGCCGGATATTCTTAGATAGCCATGAGTCCGACTTCATATCGGCTTCAGCCCGTTTGGTCAGGTTATCTTGCTCGTTCATGTCGGCTTGGAGTTTGGCAAGTTCGCCCTTTTGTTGCATCTCTAAAAGCATAGCCTGCGCCTTGGCCCGTGCCTCTGGATCTGGAAGAACCTTGTCCAGAACCTTTTCCCCGATACTTAGTAATGCGGCTATGGGTAACATTATTTCTTACTCCTTGAAAGCATGGTTGCGGCGATATTAAGCATCGCCCGAGTTTGATCTAAATCAGCGGGAGGAGTTGCCCAGCCCACCGTAATCTGCCCTATAAACCGGCTAGGCTCAGGCGGGATACTGATCCGACACCCAAACCGCATACCCTTCTCGATGTACCACAGGCCAATCTCTGACTGCGCCGCCTTGTACTCACTACACGGGACATTACCTGCCATAAGGTTTACTACGTCCTGATTGTTGGCTTGATTGGTTGTAAAGAGTCCTACGTCTAGCCCATCATTGATCTTGTCCCTGCCTTCCTTGGTGTACGCCCGATACTGCACACGGGTTCCAAGCAGAGGGTTTACCTTAAACACCGCCACGGTAGTTGCACCCGTGGTCTTAAATATATGGGATACGGCATCATCCACACGGTCTTCAACAATCTCGGGAAGTTTCTGGCTTTCCTTGTACGTCCCTACGATTAAGTCTTTATTGTCGTATAACATCCAACCACCAAAGGCCAGCACTGCCATGAGGATCAAAGCAAAGAGTTTAAACGGCGAGTCAACATACGCCAGCACCTTAGAGAGCGTGTCGTTAGCGTTTAGTTTTTCAGCCATTACAGATGACCCTTCATAATGTAATAAATAGTGACGACCAGAAACGCCAGCATCACACAAATAATCTGCAACTCCCGCATCTTCGCTACATCCCTGCCCAGTGCATCTTTACTTTTGGCATGACGGGCAATCATGTCCTCTTTAATCTTCTTCACCTTCTCAAACTCTTCTTCACCTTTAAAGTGTCCAAACTGCTGAATCAGAAAGTCTTTTACTTCCAACTCCATGCGACGTATTTGATCTAGTCTGCGCCACTCCGCCATAGCGGTCATAATCGTTATTTCACCTTCACTACTCTTACGTACATTCTTAAAAGCGTGGCGGGCTTTGACCTCCGCCATACCAAAGTTTTGAATAGACTCAACTGCCGAACTTATCTCTCTGCCCGATTCAACAGCAGATTTAATACTCTTTGTTGCCGCTTTCGCGGTGCTGATAATTGGGTCTAAATCTGACAAAATTCATTCCTGTTCCTAAAGTTGACCCCAAGTCTTAGCGCCAGCCTTTGGCACCGATGTAGCCCATACCGATACAGACTGCTTGGGTTGCCACGGCTCTCCACAGTTAGTGCAAGTGCCAGAGGCTTGTTCCTGCTCGCTCACAGGGTCTTGGCAGTTAGAGCACACAATCTCGGTCTCGGAGCGGCAGATCTTTACACCGTCAATCTTTTGGGCTTCTTGTAGTATTTTCATTTTTAATCCTTATGTTTTCATAATGTATGCAAGCGCATAGTACGGTGGTAAGTTAGCATTAGTGCCGGAAGAACCTTCTGTGCTATTAGTAGTAGCAACTGTAATACCTGTTGTTGCGGTGGCTGTTGGACCGCAATCAGTTCCACTATCTCCAGTAAAACGACCGTCATCATTTAAGTTAATTCTTATTGGAGCGCCACCAGTTGATTTGATGGTGTGTTGGTGTCCTGAATCTGTAACTGTGCTTGTAGCGGTGTGCGTGTGGCTTACAACAATGGCATTTGGAGAACCGCCAGTTGCGCCAACTGCATAGGTAGAGCCAGCACCAACAATAAATTTATCTCTTAAATCAGGCGTACTGTTGGTGCCATCACAAAGTACCCAACCAGATGGTATTGCAATAATTGCACCAGACCAAAGAATAATCATTCCTGAAAAAAACTGAGAAGGAATCGCTGTAGAAGCCCACGCAGAACCAGTAGAAGTTAAAACATTACCAGCCGATCCTGCTGCGTTAATTCCAGTGCCGCCAGATGCCGCAGGAAGCGTAGAACCAAGAGTTAAAGAACTTAAATACGTAATTGCATTAACAACACCAGTACCTGTACTAAATACGTATGTAGTTTTATTAGCGGGAACCGAAACGTTTGCACCGGATGTATTTTTAACTTCAACTGCATCTCCGCATCCGTTATTGACAATATAGACTTTCTCAATATCTGGGACAGTTAGAGTACGGGTTGTACCGCCAGTTGTACCAGTTAAATTTAATCGAAGATTACGAAATATTTGGCTTGATTGATTATTTGAAGCCGTAAGCGTCTGGTTATTACTAGCAAATGTCACATCAGCAGAACCAGTAATTGCTGCTCCTAGGACATCGTCCCCTAAATTAGCATTAGTAACATTACCCCATGTTCCCGAGTTTTCCCCGGTACCCATAAGTTGTATTTTTAAAGCACTCCAGTTGCTTGCCATTATCTGCTCCTATTTAGTCTGTATTTGAACCCAAATTACATTATTCCCATCCACTATCTGAGTCCATATAGCGGTATTCGGATTGGTAATATTATTCCATGTAGTGCCCGGATTGTCAGGTATTAAGCCCCAAACCAGCGCAATTCCAATACGGCCTTGGGATTGAACCCCTGTTGGGAATACTCTGGCTGTAGTCCTAGTAATGACAAAAACATTGTCTAAATTACACTGAGCCTGTACTCCGGTTACAGGGGCGTTAGCATCAGCCTGTGAGTCCTCTTCACCTAGTTCACCAACAGCCTGAACCCCAGCCGGAGTGACTATGGCCTTACCGCCAATACCTACCGAGTTAAGCAGTCCAGAGCCAACCACTCCAATTGGGAATACGTTGGCATCTCCCTTAACCTCTTCTTCACCAAGAACTCCAGCACCTTGAACTCCGGTTACGCTAAACACAGCATCAGCACGGGCTATTACCGTCCCTACCTGTCCGATACCTTCTACCCCAGTTGGGAAGACGTTGGCCTCGCCAACTATTTCTTCTTCACCTAATTGACCTTGGGCTTGGACACCTACAGGAAATACCAAAACTTCAGCAGTTACATCAACATCCCCAACTTCGCCAGTTGCCTCTACTCCGGTTACGCTAAATACAGCCTCGGCACGAGCAATTACAATACCAACTTCCCCAACGGCTTCTACTCCGGTTGGGAATACATTAACTTCTCCAAATTCCTCAGTTTCCCCAAGTTCTCCGGTAGCCTGAACTCCAGTTACAGAGGCATTAGCATCAGCATTAATTTGTATCTGAGTTGGTGTGTTAAGAATAGTATCTCCATGCACACCAATAACTGAAATATTTACATCCGCAGATGTATTGACTATTCCAACTTGACCGTTGCCTTCAACACCCGTTGGGAATACATGAGCGTGGGCTTGAATATTTACTGTACCAACAAACCCTACAGCCTCAACTCTGGTGACAAATATATTTCCTTTGCCAACTACATTTACAGTACCCACAACTCCAGTGGCTTGAACTCCGGTTGGGAAAGCATTTGCCAGCGCTCTAGACTGTATTGTTCCAACCTGCCCATCGCCTTGAACTCCGATGACATTAAACGAAAACGCCGCCCTAGCGATTCCAACCTGACCAGCAGCCTGAACCCCAGTAACCACGACATTGGCTTTAGCAGATATAGATTCTTGACCAAGTTCTACTTCAGCCTGAAAACCAGCAGGTTCAATCTCTGTTCCAGCCGCAACACCTACAGGGTCTACAAAAGCCTCTGCGTCAACCCCAGTAACAGTTACATGAGCATTGGCCTGAATCGCTACAGTGCCTGTCTGGCCTACACCTTGAACCCCTGTCGTTGTTGTGTTTGCCTTGCCCTGAACAGCAACTGTGCCAACCTGACCTTCGGCTTCAACTCCAGTTACTAATACATTTGCTTTGCCTTGGACTGCGACTGTGCCAACCTGACCTTCGGCTTCAACTCCTGTTGGATAAGCATTTGCTTCACCTATTGCGTTTACTGTGCCTACTGCGCCTGTGGCTTGAACCCCAGTGACGTTGACATTTGCTGATTCTGAACCGGTAACAAAAGTATTTGTTGAAAAAGGCAGGGTTGAAAATGGAGCACCAGAAAACGTGCCCTGAAAGTTACGGGCATATACTTGAACGTTTCCAACTGCACCAGTGGCACTAACCCCTGTAACTGCGGCAAACTCGGATACAGACGTTGAGGTAGCACCAAAAGCAGATGATCCAAACGCTGAGAAACCGAGCATTTTAGTTCTGCTTTATCTTTTTACGGTTTTTGAGGCCATGTTACATTTGTAGGAAACCCTGCTTGCTGGGGTATATCACGTAGCACTTGGCGGTAGGTAGTCCATGCGTCTTTAATTGCTTGGGGAACATCACCCGCTTGTGTCCAATCAGAAGCGGCTAGCAATGAGTTTCTTTGTTGTCTTACCGTATTGGGTAATACAATTGTTTCATATTGAATTATATCAAGAGCATATTGTTCTTGTTCTTCTTGTGAACACTCAACTCTTTCGCCACCATTTACGGTTTTATAAAGTTTTTCCATGATTAACTACTCTTTATCCCATAAATCCAAAAATTACCTGCGGATAAGTTTCCGGCTGTTGAAGTTCCAATCCGAATCCCGGTTGACTCACTTGCGTTATTAATATATCCGTTTGCCGTTCTAGCGACCATATTGTTTGTAGCGGTTATAACCGTGGATTCATACATAACATTAGAATATCCACCGGCAGGATAAAACCACAAACGTCCACTTCTTCCAAGATTGGCTGTTGTTGCGGTAATCCCGTCTAAAATTATAGTGTTACCACCAAAAGCAAATGACGTTATAGATGGACTAGCCCCAGTGTCAACTGAGCTACCACTATAACCATAAACATTACCAGTTGCTAAAACCCCACCCGGATAAAGCCGACAACCAAGACTACCGGCTCTAACATCTGTAAAAGTGATTAAAAATGAAGAATAAGTGGTGGTGTTTAAACCAGTAAAATCTATAACAGAAGTTGCCGCAGTTGCAGAAGCAAGAAAAACAAACGAACCACCGCCGCCTCCAGCAGCCTGAGATACCCAAGTTGAACCATTGGACGTTAATACGTTTGCACTTGTCCCCGGAGCAACAAACTGAACCGCAGATGTTGCGTTACCGAGAATGACGTTATTGGCGGTTAGTGAAGTTTGTCCTGTGCCGCCGTTTGCCGCTGACAAAGTTCCGCTAGAAACAGACGAGGCGTTCAGGGATGTAAGGTTTGCGCCCGATCCACTGTAACTGTTCGCTGTAATAACATTTGTTGAGAAATTACCTGTGGCGTCACGCTCTACAATACTGCTTGCCCCGTTGGAACTTGAGGCTGTGGTTCGGTTGTTTGATATTGTCCCTGCTGTGATTGCCGTGGCATTTAAGTCTGTAATGTTCGACCCAGAAAAGGCGGCGGTGCTCGACCCCGTCCCGCCATTCGCAAGAGGTAATACAGCGCTATTGGGGATCTGGATGGTTGATCCATCTACAACTATTGCCCGTTCTGCCGGGTAAACTGAAAACACCGTCTTGATGCCAACCGCCAATGTAATTTGGGTAGTGTTGCCGTTTGAATTAGACAGCACCGTGGTACGGGCTAATGTGT